AAGTACTAGGCAAACATGATCTGATTGCAGACATTGCAGGCGACAACAGCTTGCGCAAGTACGAAGTTGTTAAAGGTGCGATGAGTGCTATTGGACTCTACTGCAAGCTCTTCAACTACGCAGACAAAGATAACGTATTGGTATTCGATGACTGTGATAGTGTGTTCAGTGATGAACTGAGTCTTAATATTTTGAAGGCCGCACTAGACAGCAAGAAGTCAAGACGTATATGTTGGAACACAGATAGTTTCAAGTTGCGTAACGAAGGTGTGCCGGATTCATTCGAGTTCAAAGGTAGTGCAATCTTTATTACCAACATCAAGTTCGACAACGTTAAGAGCAAGAAGATGAGAGATCATTTGGAAGCACTAGAATCCAGATGTCACTACATTGATCTAACTATCGATACTGAACGTGAGAAAATGTTACGTATAAAACAAATTGTAGGTGATGGTATGTTGAACGAGTACAAGTTCGCAGAAGAACTAGTCGAAGACATCGTAGACTTCATCGACATCAACAAGAAAAGGTTACGTGAGCTGTCGCTAAGGTCAGTTCTTAAAGTAGCAGACTTAGCCAAGGCATTCCCCCTCAAGTGGGAAGCAGTGGCAGAGAACACGGTAATGAAACGCTCATAGCCCTCGAGCGGTTACTGTGTAACCAAGTGGTAGCAGACACCCCTTAGCCCTCACGCTCTGCACCACAAGCGCCCGGAACAGGACAAGCCCTCGTCCACAATGTTCCGGGCTATTTTTTCTCTTGACAACAGTTGCCTCAGATGCTATACAGTATGTACAGCAAAGGAGCACACAATGTTAGAACTATTAGTAATGGTCATAGTAGTAAGCATAGCAATTCCCCTAGTCAGTCTAGCGTGGATGTTCCAGGATATGCTTAGAAAATAATTTGATATTTTGGCTAGAAAAAGGTTGACCTTTGGAACGTCAGACCTTATAATAGTATGTATATTAAATAAAAAGGTGAGGGCCTAAACAATATGAAAAACTTTACAATCACAGTAATACACGCCGCGTTCTTAGAAGACGGTGAAACGCCAACAGCAGTTGCAAAAGTATTCACAGAGGACATGGATCTATTCCAAGCAACAGAATACGCTTACAGATATACCAACAACATTGATGGTAGCTGGTCAATGAAGATCGGTGAAGACGCCAATGACAATGTGCAGGTGATAGCACCACTGATACAACACGAAGGCAAGCAGTACGGCCTACGAAGCACAAGCGTAGGAGACGTGCTGTTGGTAGACGATGGCGAAGGCTTTAGAGACTACTTTAGAGTAGCAGGCTTTGGCTTTGAACCATGTGATGCAGTTGTGTTCAACATAGGTGACATTGCAATCGATACTGAGGTGGTAGCATAATGCTAGTACCTGAGTACAAGATGGTGGAGTGTGCAGAGTGTTGTGGTGAAGGCTACGACCTCGACACGCTCTACTGGGGCGACGAGTACTGTGATGAAGGTACTGAAGTAGACTGTTCAGTGTGTGGAGGGGACGGAGTTGTTCCTGAAGAAATTGAGCAGAAAGAGGTTGACAACTGTACAGTGTGACTGTACAATAGTAGCATAAGTTAAACAAATAAGGTGAGGGCCTAATATGAAAACAATGACACAGAAAACAATGATCAAGAACCTAGAAGCTAAGTTCGGGATCCCAGCAGTAAGCGCAGAAGAGTTCTACGGTTACAAGCATGATGGCATTTGGTGCAGAGGAGACATATGCACAGAGTCAACAGACTACTATCCGTATGCTGAAGGCACTATGCAAGAGAATCGTTTGAACGACTACTTGCATTCAAAGGGTTGGTTTGCTGAGCCATATGACTCAGAAACAATTATGTTTCACAAGGGGTAATTGGCTATGAAAAAGACACTTGCAACACTAGCACTACTCCTTACAGCAACTACAGCACAAGCAGAGATTGCATACGACTATAAGAACCCACAACACAAAGCAGACAACACTTGTGTTGGTGTGTTGAGCTTAGTTCGTGATGCATTGTTTAATGAAGTTCAAGTAAAAGATGGCATGGCGTTTGTTCGTATTGTAGAACCTACAGCAGAGTTAGTAGAGTTCCGTAATAAGATAACTGACATACAGAATAACTATATCCTCAAGTACGAATACAGCAAACAGTTCAACACACACTATCGAGTAGCTAAGATACTGATCCAACAGCACACTAACGAACAAGGTGCTGAGTATCTTGCTAAGGAAATAAAGAACTGTATTGGATAAAAAGAGGTTGACAGTATACGTACAAGAGCGTATACTGTATGTATATTAATTAAACAAGAGGGTAAACAATATGAACTATTCAACAGCAACACAAACAGCGGCAGTACTTGCTAATGATCCTAAACTGTACACAGTGTTAGATCTACAGACTATTATGGCAGAAGCTAAGGCTTCAGCGGCTATTGCGGCACAGTCATACTTGGATGATTGGAACGCAAGCACAGGTGGCAACCAATATGGTGAGCCAATGTACTGTGGCTTTGCATGGGTAAACATCTACGGTGTTAAGGGCAACACTAAACTAGGTCGTGCTATGAAGACTGCGGGTTACACCAAAGACTACACTGGTGCGTATCAGATATACAACCCAGCAGGCTATGGCGGACAGAGTATGGATGTCAAAGAGCATGGTGCTCAAGCGGCGGCTAAGGTATTTGAATCATATGGCTTTAAGGCCTACATGGGCAGTAGAGCAGACTAATACAGCAGGCTAGGCTGATGGCTACACTGTAACAAGTGTAGCCCGACTAGTACAACGTAGCATGTAGTATACAACACACTAGACAGCTAGTGCTACGTGAACAGAGAAAGAACTTAGTGTGGGAAACTAGCAATCGGAAACGGTTGCTTTTTTTTTGAGCGAGGCATCAAGTCTTCGGCTTCGAGGCGAGAAAAAAAAATAATTTCAACTCTGGGGGGTCGGGGCTTATTATTACAACAATAACAACAACTTAGCAAAGCCTTAAGCCTCTACTATTTAAAAACCATGGTTAGCAAATCACCACCTCACTTCTATAAGTACTTCTCTATAAATTTTCGTACAGCATATTTTTTGGTACAAGAACCCTTTTCGCTGTATACGCTCGTGAATCATTAAAATAGATTCCCACTCTAAATTTTTTTGCGCACATATTTTTTTACTCTGTAGAACCCTTTTAGCGCAAGCGTAACACACACGAGTCGTTACGAGTGTGTATGTACGCAGTACATAGTACAACCACGCTGTATGACGCTTATACTAGCTCTAACACCACCTCTTAACTCTGCTCTAGAGTATACGCAGTATAACGAACGCTAAGTAATAGTATGCACGGAGATAGAGGTAATCCTAAAATAGTTATACTCATGTTAGCAGTGTGTGTATTGTTACACGCAGTGGTTATACCTATATGGATGATGAGCTTAGGACTTTAGTATGCATGAACTAACTATACAGTATGATCTGTCAACTACAGAGTTTATACAAGACATAAACACATTTGACTTTGCTACTAAGTTATTACTACGTGGTATATACACAGAACAGCCAGCACACAATACACTGTTGTTTGCTAGTCAGCAGGATCTTATGTACGCTACACTAGCATACACGGGCAAAGGTCAATTACAGTGGTAAGTTGTTCCACATTCTCAAAATAAGACTCATCAAATAGTCAATCATAGTTTACGGGCTATTGTGTAGCTATAGTTTCAGTCTGTCGCTATGGTTGGGGAGAAACTGTTCGTAGTATAGCCTAGATAGAGCATTATACTAGAGGCTAAATTTTTTGCTTAAAACGCTTCGCGCTTTGTCCGAAATCTGCGTCTACCGCTTCGCGGCTTTTGCGGCGCTGTCCTTTCAGGCTTCGCATAAATATACACATGAGCAATAAATTTTCTTCAAGTAGATCAGCAATACGTGTAAACGGTAACTACACTGTGGACATATCAATTGATGACAACAAACGTGGTAAAGTAGAGATTCGACAGGATCATGACACCACTGAGTGGTCAAACAAAAGCATAATCAAATACACTGTGCCCAATCTACGTGCTAACGATCCAGACAGTTAGTATTCAAAGTTTTGACAGGTGTCGCCTTTGAAGATAAGTCTGGCACCATTCTTTATGTGAAAACGTTCAGCCATTTCAGTAAGCGGGCTTAGTGTTACGTATCTAGTACAGCCTCTGTGTTCTTTGATCCATTGCTGTGCCGCAAACACTATGTCTCTGCCTGCTCCACGATCATACGACCATACTGTGTAGAATACTGCTGTGCTTGCATACTCGCCTTCTTGGCTAGCCGCTTGTGAGTAGTAGTCCAGTTGACTTTCGTTCTCGGGTACAGCATTAGTATAGGCCACACATATAACAGCTCTTGCTCGTTCTCTAATGTCATTGCGACTGTAGAGTACAAATGCTTGTCTACCTGGGCTAGTTCTATACAAGGGGCTTAGGTGTGGACGTACTGGATCATCTTCAAATAGGTGCCAGAGATCTGAGTTCTCGATAAGTTTTAACAATGTGTTTCCTTCCTATTCGTCGTCTAGGTTGTTGAGAAAGTCTCTCAACTTTGTTGAATCAGTCTGTGCTTTGACTTTGCCTACACCTGATCCTTCACTTGGATCTTGTCTAGGTTCTGCATTGGCCATTGACCCTGCATTGTTTCTTTTGAGTGTGTCCATGATACTAGCACTGCCTGCACTTGACTGTGCGCCATCTGACTCGTCTTCATCTATGTCTACAATACGCAGTGTGTCTACGTCAAAGCCTAGATCAATCTTTTGTCCTACTCCACTCGAGTTACGTGTTTTCATCAACTGTAGTTGATAGCGTCCACGTTCACGCATAGCTCTACTAGTAAAGATACCAAACACGTTGTCTGCTGTTTGTATCTTACTAAGTCCACCCGATATGTGCGAGTGATCAAATTCAATTTCTTCAACAGCACCACGATTCAACTGTGCCGCTGTAACAAACACTGTGTTCAATTCCATTGCTAGGTTACGCAGTTCTTCACTTACGTACTTGTCTTTGATAAACAAGTTCTCTGCACTTACCTTTGTGCTTGCTGGCATCAGTAGATCCAAGTAGTCAATCAACAAACAGTCTACCTTAGTACCTGTTTTAATCTCATACTCTTTAATATACGAACGTACATCATTTGCTGTCTTACCACTAGGCATATACTTGACTTGGAACTTACCGCTCTTCTTGCCAATCATCTTAACTTTCATTTCAACATCATCAATGCTCTTAAACACATCACGACTTGGAATGCCTGTGGTCATACTATCAAGTCTCATACTAACTAGACTCTCTGCAAG